CAAATGGCAGTTTCTCGCACAGGGCTGAGGCCGATCCTGCGAGGTGAAGATGGTTCATCCTAGTGGATGAATTCCGGAAAAATATATTTACGGAACGAAATGAATGAGCATTGATAATTTCCCAGTTCAGCTTCAGGCCGCCATCCAGCAGGGCTTTCTTGCTCGTGAATTTGAAAATGGCCTGAAATCGCGTCTTGGCTTTCGTCAGGTTGCAGATCGGGAGGTGTTTCCGAATGCCATTGGTGAGACACTGACCAAAACTCGCAAGAGTCTCAAGGCGCCTGTGACGACGCCAATGAACCCCACCACGAACACGAATTTTGATAATGGCATGTCTCCGAGTGGTTGGTCTGTTGAGCAGTATACGCTTTCTATCAATCAATATGGCGACACGATTGATCTGAATATGGTGACGTCTGGTGTTGGTATCGCGTCCCAGTTTCTGGCGAATGCCAACACGAATGGTATTCAGGCCATGCAGTCTCTGGACCGGCTGGCGCGCAACACGCTTTTTGGGGGTGCCCAGAATGGTGTTGGCGGCTACCTGGGTGGCAATACGCGGATTACGGTTGCTCTGGGCGCTGCGGGCGACACTATCTCTGTAGATGATATCCGTGGTTTTCAGAAGGTTATTGTGAACGGTCAGGTGGCGCCGGTCAGTTCTCTTAATGGGATGACGGTCACTGTGGGCTCTGATGCTTACACGCTGGTGGCTGTGTCAGTGGACGGAACAAATGTGTCCACTGCCCCAGGTGGTATTTCGGGTTCTTTGCAGTTCTCGTCCAGTGTTTCTGTGTCAGATGGTGCAGCTGGGAATGCTGTTGTTGCGGCGACGGCTCCGATAGTGATTCGTCCTAATGGCCGTCTGACGACTGCGGCTCTTCAGACCGCGAGTGTCAACGGTTTGGCGGATACTCTGGGGATTCAGCAGGTTCTGGCGGGTGTTGCGACGCTTCGCCGCAATAACGTGCCGATGATTAACGGTGCATATCATTGTTATCTGGATGATTTGCAGTTGCTTTCATTGTTCCGGGATCCGGATTTCAAGCATCTTTATCGCGGCGCATATGGATCGGAAGAGTATCGTTCCGGACAGGTCATTGAATTGCTTGGTGTGCGTTTCATCCCGACCACGGAGGCTCCTCAGCAGGTTTCTCTGGGGGCGGGCTCAATTCATCGCGCGCTGTTGCTGGGGCAGGGGGCTATTATTGAGGGTGATTGCGCGCTGACAGGTCATTCGGATATTCCTGATGCCGAGCGTGCGCTTATCGAAATGGTGGATGGCGTGGCCATGGTGACGCGCGAGCCACTGGATCGTTTGCGTCAGATTATCGCGCAGTCCTGGTACTGGATTGGTGGTTTTGCGCTTCCGACAGATGTTACGGCGGACACGAACGTTATTCCTACGGCGACCAACAGTTATCTGAAGCGTGGTGTCGTGATCGAAAGCCTTGGGACGGATGCTCTGGGGCTTACGTTCTGAAGTCTCTGCGGGCTTTTGTGGGGGAACCTGCAGAGGCCTGTTTTCGGGGAGGAAGAATTATGTCTGGAACATTGGGCTTGTCTGCTTTGCCTCTGACGGAAGGGGAAAAGATGGATGCACGTCGTTTCTGCGGCTACCCGGCTGTTGGTTCCCGTGAAAACGGGCAGGAATCATGGCGTTTCTTCCAGGTTGAAGGGTCTCTGGAGTGGCGGCTGAATGGTCTTTCCGGTGCGGAACTTCAGCAGATCAGGTTGTATCTTTCGCAGCTCTACCCATTGGAATCTGCTGTCATTGGGGCTTCGGACAATCTGGATACAGAGCGTGCTGCGGCCTGGTATCATAATGGCCGGGAAGTGCAGGACAGAATGATGCTGTTCACGCTCTGGCGCCGCCGTCTATGCGCGTTTCTGGGTGTGACCGGTGGGCTGGAGTTACAGGACGGCAGGGCTGTTGTGATCTGAGGAGATATCATGAACCAGGCAGCTATCAACGCGTGCGTTTGGCGTGCTTATGCCAAGGCGGCGGCTGTTCTTGGTGTTTCGGGTGAGCAGTATCGGCCGGTGGATGCATTGGCACCTATGGCGCAGCAGCATGCCCAGCCGATATTGTCATGTGACGTCAGTTCGGGTTTTTCGTTTTCCAAGCCATTAACGTGGGGGACGGCAACGGAATATGTTCTGACAGATCTTTGTTCTGATACTGCTGTTGGCGATATTCTGGTGTGTCAGGGGCGCACTTATTTTGTTGTTTCGGCTGAACCCATGCGTCCCCCGGCCTGTATTTTGTGCAATCACACAGTGACGGTTAGCGGTGTGACTGGGACGCAGGGAGATGTTGTTGAGGGTTGTCCTGCATCGATCCTGATGAAGGCAAAAGGTGAGAGCTCGGGTAGTGGGGTGCCGGGGGCATCACGGCCAGGGCAGTTCATGCTGTATCTCCCCTTGCTCCCCGGAGTTGTTCTTTCACCTTACATGACTGTGACGACAGATTTGGGGACAACTTATACTTTGAATGCCGTAGAGCATTCTGGGTTTGGGGTGCGTTGTACGATGTCCATGCAGCAGGTCTGACGAGGAGAATACATGGCTGACGCGTCGAGTGTTGGGCAGGCGTTGGCGTATGTCTGTGCTGGAATTATTTATCCGAATGGGCTGAATGCGACTTCATTGACGGGGCGGCAGACAGTGGTTCGGCGAGGGTGGCTGTTGCCGAGTGATTTGTTCACTGCGCAGAATATCAGAAATGGAATTGATTTCGTAACGGTTACGCTTTCGTCACATGACAGTCGTGTATGTGCTGAGCCTCTCGGCCGACCATGGAGAACGGGTGAGCAGATTGGTGCGACTGTATCTGTTGGTGTGGAGGGCGGTGGCGTTCGTGTTGTATTGCCGTCTGGTGTTGCAGCGACGGGTGTTATCGGAATTTGGAATAGTGCAGTTGGGATTTCATCATGTGTAGCTTATGCCGCACGTCAGGACGATAATGCGTCTAAAATTGCAGCAGGTCTGGCAGATGTTTTTCCAGGGGCGGTTGTCGACGGGTCTTTGATCCGTGTTCCAGGTATTCAGCTTAATGGACGTGTGGTTGGTTATGGCCAATCATACCGGATTACGCGACGTCAGGGGCAGCGTTACAGGGTGTCGATCTGGACGGCTGATGCGACCGTTCGAGAGGCTCTGGGTGGGCAACTGGATGCGGCGCTTGCGGAGTTGAGCTGGCTTGCGATGCCTGATGGGGGGCAGGCACAGATCATGTTTTGTGGGGTCGAAGACGTCGATACCATGCAGAATCAGGCGCTGTATCGGCGTGATTATCTTTATGAGTTGATTTTTGACGCGATCCAAACGCAGTGGTCGCCCGGAATGCTGTCGGGTGGCGGCGAAATTCAGGGAGCAGGCTGGGTGTCGGGTTTTGGGACGAGTGAAGCCAGTATCGCGCAGCAGTCAGCAACGGAAGCGCTTGAAGCAATGGCGGCAGCGGTGTCGGCTCGACAGGGTGCACAAGCTTACCCTGGACTGAGCGTTGATCGTTTTGGAACCGTTATTTCGACAGTTTGAGAATAGTTGAACGTTTCAGCAATTATAAAGAATTTTTTGAAGAAAGGCGGCTTGATCCAACAGGATCGGCTGCCTTTTCCATTTTGGAGAAATGTTGGGGAATGTCTCTGATTTATCAAGCGGGTACGCTGAATACGACGGCACTTACCGTTCCTAATCTTTATGTGCAGATCGCCCAGCCGCAGTCTCTGACGCTTGCCGGGAGCTCATCTTCCATTATGGGTATTGTCGGTACTGCTGGTTGGGGGCCGGTGGGAATGCCGGTGCCGGTTGGTAGTGTCGGCGAATACATGTCGTATTTTGGTGCCAAGCAGGACAATGCAACAGATGCAGGTTTGGCAGTAAATATTGCTGCCATGCAGGGAGCATCGTCTTTTATCGTTGTTCGGGTGACTGATGGTACGGATGTAGCGGCATCTGCTGTTCTGGATGGAGTGACACTCACCGCGGCTCATACGGGAACTGCTGGAAACGCTCTTACTGTTACGGTTTCGCCTATTGGCTCGGGCTTTGCGCTGGCAGTTTCACACGCGGTGCTGGGCGTCAGCACATATACTGGCGCTGACTGGAGCACGATTGCCAAGACAGTATCCTCTGATGCTGCTGCATTGGTGAAAATTGTGCTTCCATCAGAAGTTCCGGCGATCGCTGCGGGTTCCGTGACTTTGAGTGCTGGAACGGATGGTTCTGTCCCAGGGACGCAGGCGTTTATTGGTCAGGATGGTGAAGCGCGGACAGGTATGTATGCTCTGCGTGGACAGGGATGTTCGGTTGCGACGCTTCATGGACTGACAGATAGTATTTCTTTTGCGGCACAAGCTGCTTTTGGATCTAGCGAAGGGATTTACATGATCCTTTCCGGCCCCGCAGGTGAGCAGCTTAGCGCTGCAGTGGCTACAAAGAGCGGTATCGGGCTTGATTCTACCGCCGCGAA